CAAATATCTGTTTATGTACATTTGATTGAACATGTTTAGCCCGACCTAAGCTAATAAGCTCATCGCATTTAGTATGAGGCATCTCAACTATTTCTCCTTTTTTATGCTCTCTGTAACTGGTTAATAGTTCTATTCTTGGCATATATTTTATTTTAATTCTTAACAAAAAACGGGGAATCTATACAAAAGTTATACTTCTGTGTAAATTCCCCGTCTTGTGGTGAATTTGTTATTTAGTTTTTCTTAATTCTTCTGCTAATTTTGTTAATGTTTCTTTTCTTACTTCTATGTGTAATATCTCATTATGTTCTTCTCTGTCTTTAAATAAGAATAAGTTTTCAATTCTGTTATCTGTCTTTTTGCCATTGATATGATGTACAATTTCTTCGGGTTTTAGGTATCTTCCTATCTGTTGCTCCATTACATATCGATGTTCTAATACATATCCTTTTTTGCCACAATATGGATGATTTGGCATAAGTATTGCTACATAATCTTTTTGTTTTATTCTGCCACCTTTCCAATTTGGATGAGTTTTCCCTTTAAGTATTGTACCATCTTTTTTTCTTTCAATTGCTGTTGATTTCGCACCACATTTAGCAGAACAATATTGTTTATTATACTTATTACTATATTTTTTATGTCTTACTACGCATTTTTTCGTTTTGTATTTTTTACCACAATAATCACAATTCATTTCTATATAATGGCTTGGATATAACCTTGACCCGCAAGAACATAATTCATATTTCAGCTTCTCTATCATTTTATCACAATCATTGGCTTTTAGCGAGAGGTTTTCTATTCTGTTGTCGTCTTTAACCCCATTTATGTGATAAACTAATTCGTTTTTTCTCAAATATCTTTCAATCTTTTTTTCCATTACTAATCTATGCTCAAATATATATCCTTTTTTCTGTGGATAAGGATGTTCTGGCATCCATATACTCACATATCCTGTTTTATCTATTATTCTACCGCCTTTCCAATGTCCGCCTTTATCGCCTCTATCTTTCTTTAATTTAGCGAGATATTTCGTTGAACAATGTCTACTACAAAACTTTGTTTCTTTTCTTCTTTGGTCTTTCCAAGTTAATTGCATTTCTTTACCACACCAATCGCAATTATACTTTTTTGGTGGTTTTTCCTGACCTTTACTTTTACATTTGTAAGAACAATATTTTTTCTTATTCCAATCTTTTCTACAAGTATTTATATCTTTTTCAAAAATACTTCCGCAAATCACACATTCTTTATATTCTTTCTTCCTGCTATAACATTCTTTTCCACAATAATTTCTTTTTAAAAATTTACTTAAATACTCTCCTTCTCTTCTTATTAATTCTTTTTGACATCTTTTACATTTACTCATATCTGGGAATATTAATTATTAATACTCCCAGTATATCAATCAATGTACTTATTGTCAAGTACTAACTAATACCTGTATCTCTAAACTCTATGAGATTCCAGTATTACTTATCTCAGAAGCACATCGCGTTGTAGAAATTTCGGCATCAACTCGCTCCTCAATTCTAATACCGATTAAATTTCTCTGCCATAAACTGATAGAGTTTGCTCCGCTACCAATAGTAGCTTGGTCAGCAATATCAATAGTCATAGGCAAACGAATACCAATGTAATATTGTTTCAAATCGATGAAGAAGATTCTATCAGAAGCTACATCGTTTTGTTCTAGAACAACTGCTCCCTTGATTGTAGGAAGACCTGCTTTAGTAACAATACCGTCCATTGATAATATCGGTCGGTTTTGAGTATCAACTAAATTAGCAACACCTGCCATTGTTCGGCCATTCATTATCCAAACAGCTTTATTTCGGAAAGCTTGCGCTAAACCAAAATATGCACTATTTAGATGATTGAAAGCCAAAGCACCGCCAGCGTTATATAGTGTAAATACATAAGTATCAATACCTGTTGGTTGACCAGCACCTGTACCTACCATAAACGCTCTATCTTCTTCTTTTGCAACTGCCTGCGCGAACGCACGAGTTACAATAGAGATGATATTAGCAGGAGCATCGTCCCTAAGTTCTGTTGAAACAGGGATAATAGCTGCCAATTTGTATGGAGTAAGATTAATCTGATTGAAAGTCATTGAAGAAGTCGCTTTATCAGCGTTCTCACTACCCCAACTAACAATAGGATTACTTGCAATACCATTGATGTCTAACTGGTTGGTCTTCATTCCAGTCATATCAATAATTTCTGCCCGTGGTTTAATAATAGCCATATCCTCAATTAATTGAGTTATTTTGCTATACATTAACGTTGGGACTAAAAATCCACCGTCCGCGTTGATACCTTCAACTAAAGGTTCTAACTTCTGGTGATATGCGAGCATTCCTCCTCTGTCCTTGTTTAAGAAAGATTTATACCATCCACCCAAAGTAGTAGCTTCACTATGTTTGATTGATACTTCCTTACCACTTCTTAAAGTATCGATTTTAACATCATAATCGTTAAGAGCTACATCACCGAAAGCTAATTCTTTTTTCTTTTGGGTATCAGCTTCACTTTCCTTAGATGCTTTTAATGCTTCAGCAAATTTAGAAGCAATTTTTTCAGCAACATCATCTACCTTTTTGTCTTCAGAAACTTCTTCAGTTGGAGTTTCCTCTTTTGGAGTTTCCTCAACTTTTGGAGTTTCTTCAGTAGGTTCTGTTGCTTCACTTGCGTCTTTCAATGCTTTCATCAATGCATCTAATTTTTGTTTTGCGTCCATATGTTTTCTATTTGTTTTTTTTGACATAGACAATAGTGTTTTCTACTGCCTTGTCTATAATCCGCAAAGCCTTCAACAATCTGTTGTTAGCCGTAACGGAATCGACCTTGTTGCCCTTAAAGTCTTTTACAATAAAGGCAATATTATTCAAATATTTTGAATGTTCTTTAACCCACTTAACAGCACTTTCTTTTGTCCATCCTTTTTCTCTCAAGAAAAGATATGTTTTCACTTTCTTTTCTTTACCGCAATACAATGCTGATATTCCTTCTTTAGCAGATATATCAATCGTTGCTGTTATTTCACAAGTTACACCAGTAACTGGTACTCTGATAAACTTCTCTGTTACTTCTACTTTAGTTGTTCCTTTTATTTCACATTCAGGACAATCTTTTTTGCTATTTCTAATATTCTGTATTAATTCTCTTTGTCGTTCTAATTTCTTTAATCCTTCCATAAGAGCTTTATCAACACTAATTTCATTGTCTTCAGCTATCATTAAAGCATAATCAACTAATTCTTTTATATGAGCTCCAGAATATCCTTCTGTTTTATCTACTATTTCTTTTAATAGTTTTTCATCTACTTTGCCAGCCCATTTACTAATCATTTTTTTTCTTAAATCTCCAGACGGGACTTTGAAATTAAGTATATCGTGAAATCTTCCAGGTCTATCAATAAGAGCTTCTGGTAATTTTTCAGGATTATTTGTCGTTAGAACTGTTAGCACATTCTTGTTCTGTTTTAATCCGTCCATTTCAGTTTTTAGAGTATCTATCCCATAAGGAACTAATGCTTTATCAATATCTTCAATAAATAATACCGCTGGAGATAAATCTCTTGCCATATTGAATGCTAAATTTAATCCTTTTTCTATCCCTACTTTATAAAAATCTTTAGCTGTAACCCATATAAAAGTAGATTCTATATTATTCATTAAAATTCTACCTGTCTTAGTTTTGCCAGTCCCTGGTAATCCAATAAACATCATTCCTCTACTTGTTTTGCTTTTTTCTGCATTTAAGCATTTAGTAGATTTAAGAATATTATCTTTAGTGTCTTTTTCTAATACTACATCATCCCATTTATCTTCTGTTGTTTCTAAAAATTCTCCACTTAAAGAAAATTTTTCTCCTCGTAAATAGTTATTTTCATCTACCCATTTATGCGTTTCTTTTAAAATATCTTTATTCCATTTCTTTTCTTTATTATTTGTAATAATAGTTACATTTAACCCATACCAAGACGGACTAAACTTTATTACTAATCCATTACTATTATTTTTGTAAAAACAAATACCTTCTAATAAAAAGTCATCTTCTGAAGTAGAATTAAGTTTTATTACTTCACTTATTGGTGGATATTCTCCTCCATTATAAGTAAAATTTCTTACATCTTTTAATTCATATTTAGATAATACATTTTTAAATCCAGCTAAATAACTTCCTAATAAAGGTGATGGGATTAAAAAACTATTTACAAAAATATTCTTTATTTCACATCCTAAAAACTTTTTATATAAGTTATATTCAAAAGTAGCTGGCTGTGCCATAACTCCTTCAATTGCAAAATCTTTATTAAAACATTCTGGTAATGACTTATTCCATCTAAAATCCTTTTTAGGTTTTTTATCTTTATCAGTTATCTCCAAAGAATGTGTGTGATTACCTTCTTCTGCTACAACAAACTTTTCTATCGTATGTGAATGGTCATTGACTGTATTCGTGCTTCCATTACCAGTGCTTCGTTCAAGTTTAGCGATGTGTTTATGTGCCATAGACACTCCAGTTTCAACTGAAATAGTTTCCTTTTCTACTTTAGTTTCTTCTGCTTCACTTTCTTCTACTTTAATATCTTGGTTATTTTCTGTTGTATCACCTGCCAAATTCTCTTTTTCTGCTGTTTCGTTAATTGCATCATCTCCATCCTCTTTTTTTTCTTCTTCCTTAACTTCCTCACTTGTGTTTTCAGTTTTATCATCAGTTGGCTGTGTATCTTCTTTGCTTTCTTTAACACTTTCAACCACCTCCTCCTTTGGAGTTTCCTCTTTTGGAGTTTCTTCTACATCTTCAACAGCTTCTTCAGCTGGTTTTACCTCTTCTATTTCTTCTTCCTTTTTCTTTTCTTCTAAATCTTTAAAGTATTCTGTTTCAGCTTCCTTAAACGCTTTGTAATCAAAATTATTTGTCATTGCGTCAGGATTAGCTGGTACATTAACAACAGATATTTCAAGTAATTCTTGCTTAACATACTTGTTGCCATCTCTTTCTAATGGCTTAAATCCTACCGAAAAAGTGTTCAAAAACCCACCTTTCATCAGGTCTTTAACTTTCTTGGCAAAATCATTTTCTTTGTCAGCAAACTTAGCATCAAAGATTAATGCACCTTTGTTGTTAATTCCTATCTTGGTAATTTTACCAATAGGAAGTTGCCGAGCATCGTGAGCCCATAATAGTCGTGGAGCTTGTTTGAAGTTTTTTAAATCCCAACCCTTTGGGTCAAGAACTTCTTCGTCTCTGTCCATAGATCCCGTCGATGCTACCGCTCCAACAATAACATCCTCTTTTACTTCTATGACATAACCTTTTGCTAAGTGTTTCATATTTTTAAATTAATTTTTTTATATTTTATTTTATATATTTTTAATATAATCTTCTACTTTAGTTAAATCTATTCCCATACCAGCTAAAGCGTCTGTGTATTCTGTCGTTGCCGCCTCTTTATC